GGAGCGGGTGAACTCACCGGTCGCCGCCTTCGCCATCCCCTTGGGGACGATGAAGTAGTGCTCGCCGATCGTCTTCGCCTGCTCCGCGTCTCTCGTCGAAAAACCCTCTTTGGCGAGCAGGGAGTCGTAGACATCCTCGGGGTTCGGGATCTCTCCCGTCCGCGCCGCCTGCTCCTCCTGGGCGGAGGCCAGCCGCTCCTCGGCCGTCGGCAGTCCCCGCTCCGTCTGGACACGCAACGTCGGCTTCGTGCGCTGACGCACGTCCTTGCGTACGTACTCCCACTCGCGCGGCAGCCCGCCCAGCTCGCGCAGCTCGTCCTCGGTGACCGGGACTGCGCCGCGCAGCAGCGCGTTGTGCGTCTCCTGGTACTTGACCTTCTTCACGCGACGCAGGAACTCGGGCCCGAGCACGTCGGAGCGCAGATGGGCGCGGCCGGTCATGGCGAGGATCGACTTCGAGAACTTCTCCGTCCCCAGCTTCTGCACCGGCGCTTTGCCGCCGCCGCTCTGGCGTAGCGGTGAGGTGACCTTGGGAGCTTCGATCACGTCCGGGACGTAGTAGGGGCTGCCGGTGATCTCACGTGCCGGGCGCTTCAGGAGCGCCGACATTGTGTCCTTCCAAAGCTGCGGCCGGTAGGCGGCAACGTCCGGGTCGATGTTCAGCAGCTCCTCGCCACGCTTGGAGAGCGTGCGCGCCTCCTCCTCCGCCTGCAGCAGCTTCTCCGAGGGGTCCTCGATCAGCTTCCGCACCTTCGGGTCCTTCAGGACGGGCTCCATCGGTGTGCCTTGCAGCGCCTCGGCGAGATCGTCAGGGTGCACATCGCGGGCGCGGAGATGGAGCGCCTGCCACTCTTGCTCGTTCAGCTTGCGCACCGACTTCGCGTAAGGCTCGAAAGCCTTCAGCCGCTCCAGTGCGTTCTCATCGGCGCGCTTGACGATCCCTTTGCCGTAGCGAGTGAACTCGCCTTTCAAGCCTTGGCGACGCAGTGCCTGCTCCGGCCCGCCCATCTTCTCGATCGCCGCACCAGTTGCCTTCTCCGCCAAGACCCGCGCCTGGCCTGTTCGCTTGACCCGCTCCTTGCTGATCTCGCGGGCCGGGCTCAGCTCCTTCTGCACCGGGCCCTTGCCTTTGTCGACGAAGCGCGGCGAGCGTGTCTCGATCACGTCGCGCCCAGCGGTGCGCAAGCCAACGCGCGCCGCGCCGGTCAAACCAAGATCGGCGATCGTCAACGCGTCCAGGACAGGACCGAGCGGATGCTCGTAGATACGTCCGAGTGTGCGTCCCGGATGGCCTTGCAGGAGCGGGCCGTAGGTGTGGGCGTACTGCTCACCGGTCGGCTTGACGACCTTCTTGTAGAACTGCGACTCCTTGCCGCCGAAGGGTGTGTGGCGTCCGGCGTGCGCCGGGTCGGTGATCTCGCGTGCCAGGTCGTGACCGAGCGAGCGGCCAGCGGTGTAAACACCGGGAACGACACCCATCGCCAACCCGGCAACGTCCCCCACAAAGTGCTCAGCCAGTTGCCCGCCGGAGGCACGGTAGAGGTCGCCGAGCACACCGTGGCCGAAAAGCCCGCCCTTGTCCTTCTTCTTGCCCTTGCGCTTCGGCGTGTCATCGCCAGCACGCGGATCTCCGCTCCAGCTTCTCGACCCGCCACTGCGCGTACTGCCGCGAGGGTCACCGCTCCAGCCACCGCTCATCCGTTAATCCACCAGATGCGCGTCCCTGCCGGGCTCGTGCCCGGATGGCCCGGAATCTGGAAGCCCGCAGCGGTCAGAGCGCGGTACTGCTGCGGCGTCAGATAGGCGCTACCCAACAGGCTCTTGCGAATCACCGTGGCCGCACGACCGGCCCCCGGCCCCGACACTGTCCTTCCCCACTTGCGCAGCGCGTTCTGTTCCTCGTTGGTCAGCCAGGCCCTACCAGCCGCGCCGCGCGGATAGACGGACTGCAGGTAGGCGCGCGCCTGCGCGTCGCTGACCCCGCCCCAAGTAGTGAGCCGCTTCAGCGCCTGGTGGAAGTTCATCGCGTAGGTCGGCTGCCCCGGCACATTCCTGGACACCGAGGTGCCAGTCGTCGGATTGCGCGTCGTGACCTTCTTGTAGGTGTCCTTCTTCAGACTGCTGAGGAAAGTCTGGATCTCGCCGGGTGTCGCTCCGCCTTCCGCCCCGCCTTTCTTACCGGTCGCGGTCTTGATCAGGTTGCCGTTCTTGTCCAGCTTAAAGCCGGGGAGGACGAACAACCCACCATCCTTCTTCGTGAGCGCGTTGCCGTTCGAGTCGACGAGGTAGCCAACGGCCTTCGAGAGAGTCGCATTCGGCTTTGCCGCGCCCGCTGCCTTGTCGATCCGCTCCTGAATGAACTGGTTCTGGTCAGCGATCAGCTTCTGTCTGTCGAGTTTCGCCTGAGTGGCAGCAGTAGTCGCCGCCACTGTCGGCAGACCAGTTACCGGGTCACGGCCGGTGATCTCCGCACCCGCCTGGCGTGTTGCGTTCTCCAGGTACTTGCTCTGGATGTCGGTCGCCCGCTGCTGCTGCAGCGCGTTGATGAACGTCGACCAGCCCTGCTGACCCTGCGTCTGCAAACCGGAGAGCGCCTGCTGGTAAAGGTCGGGCTCGGTAGCAAGCAACGCCGCCTTCTTCCCGGCCATCTCCTTGTCCAGGGCGCTTCCCTTCTCCAGGTAGTCCTGCGCGACCGACTCGACCTGGCTGGCACCAGCCGCCCGTTGGAAGCGCGCCATCGCTGCGGCGTTCGCCGCCTCCTCCTGCAGGTTCTTGCCGGGCGTAACAACACCGGTGTACTGCAGGACGTTGCGCATCGCGGCCGGGTCGAAGTCGTTGACAGGGATGCTCGTCTTGGTGCCGGTGGCGGCGAGCGCCGCCGCGGCCTTCGCGTTCTCGCTCTCCTCGGCCTGCTGGAACGCGCCGGTCAGCCCGGTGCCCCAGCCCTTCAGCCGGTCGGCGGCGTCGTTGTAGACCGAGGCGACCTGGTCGGGTGTTGTCGCGGTCATGTTCGCGAACGCCTGCATGTAGCCCTGTGCGCGCTTCGCCGCGTCCGCGGTGTCGCTGCGCGCGCCACTGTAGGTGTCCTCGATCTGGCCGAGCGCACCCTTGATCTTCGCGTTGATCATCGACTGCGCCTGCGCCGCCTGCTGGGCGGGAGTGAGCAGCCCGGCACGGAACTGCGAGAGCGCCGCGTTCTGGCCGTACGGGTCGGCGGCGAGGCGCGCGTTGTCGCGCGCCGCGCGCGTTGACTTCACCCAGGAGGTGTAACCGCCGTAGGTGGCGTGCGGCTTGTTCTGCGCCCTCTTCCAGGTTTCGAACTGGGCGGGCGTCAGAAAGTTGTTTGTCTTCCGCTTCGGTACTTGCTCCCAGGTCGTCATGTCAGCCTCCCCCAAGCGGACGGATGGGTGGCGGCGAACATCTCAGGTGTGATCCCCCCGAAGCGAGTGAACTGACGCAGGAAGTCGGTCAGCCCCTGCCGCGAGTTGAAAGACTGCCCGCCCCAGGTGACGGGCCCCGCCTCCCCGGCCGCGTTCGCGAGTGTCGTCGGAGCTGCGATCCCGAAGGCGCTCGCCGCTTCAGGCGACGCGGTCGAGAGATCCCAGGTTGGCCCGCCCGCCTGGGCGAGCCGGAGCGCCGTGTCGCGCGCGGTGTTCGTCAGGTCGGTTCCGGCCGTGTCGAGCAGGCTCGCGTAGCCGCCGACGTTGCCGCGCAGCGCATCAAGCAGCGAGGACATCTGCTGGTTGCGCGCCATCGTGTACTGCTGCTGCAGGTTGTTGCTCGCAACCTCCTGTGTGCCGCCGCCGATCAGCCCTTCGCCGCGTGCCGCCAGCCGGTAAGGGATGTCGTTGCGCGCCAGGTCCTCCTGCTTGGTCAGCAGCGCCGCCTGCGAGGTTGGGTTGCCCTGCGCGCGCGAGATCGTCTCGGCGTCCAGGTCGTCGGCGTAGCCCGCGAGGTCAGGGTTGTCGGCGTAGTTCGGGATGTAGCCGGAGCCGATCACGGCGCTGCGCAGCTGGTTGCGCAGGTTGTTGCGTCCCGTCTGGGTGCGCGTCATGTAGTTCGCCATCGCCGCCTGGTAGAGCGGGTCGTCGAAGAGCGTCGCGTAGTAACCGGGGGGCGGCTTCTTCTCCGGCCAGCCCTGATCGACAGCAGCACCCAGGCCCGCCGTGTAGTCGGGGCCAGGGCTGTACTCACGTCCCGGCTGCTGTGCCCAGCCCTGGTTTCCCCATTGACCGGCACCGATGACGGCCTCCCCGAGGTCACCGGGCGGCTGGTAGATCGGCTGACCGGCGTAGGTTCCGATCACCGGGTTGGAGATCTTCGGGTTGCCGAGCCCACCGACGCCCAGGTTCTGTCCGAGCAGACCGGGGTCTTCGAGGATGCCGCCTGTTTGTCTTTTCGGAGGCTTCGGCGTCGGGATCGACACCATCTTCGGGAAGTCGGTGACGAACGGCTTGAACTTCGTTGTTGCCAAGTCCGCCTCCTCTCAGGCGACGATGTGTTGGTTACGACGACGGCGCTTCCACTCGCGTAGGTACTCACGCCGATGAGCACGGTTGCGCTCCAACCAACCACGTTTATATTCACGAACGCAGACGCGACACACACTCGCGCCACTCGCATTCGTGTAGCGATCGTCGTGATCACACGTCCGGTGCAGAGCACGGTGCGCCTTCCGCGTAACGAGTTCGAGATGCTCGACGTTCTCGCAGACCCGATTGCGGCAGGTGTGGTGGATCTCCACACCGTCTGGGATCGGCCCGTGCTCCAGTTCCCATGCGACACGATGTGCGAGACAAGACTTGCCTCTGTGCGTTACGTAGGCGTAACCGTTCTTCTGCGGATGACGCAGAACGAGACACTCGCTCAATGCGACTCCTAACTCACGACAATGAAATTCAGAACCAGAAACGCGGGACCGTCCAGAGGCGTGCCAGCGGGACCGATGCTGATCGTGTCGCTGATCCCGATCGTGTCGCTGATCGCCGCCTGCTGCGGATTGCGGTCGCCGGTTGTAGCGCCCGTGCCACCGGTGCCCGGATTCGGGTTGAAGCCCTGCGGGTTCGCAGTGAAGGTGACGGTGCCGGTCTTGGTGACGGTGCCGTTCTTCGTGTGCGAGTGGATGATCCCGCGCGAGCCGAGCGCCCGACCCTCGTTCTTGCCGAGCGCGTTCAACAGCGCGAGCACGCCCTTGCCGACCGGGATGCGCTCCTGCATGTCAGGGACGTTGAAGGTGGGGCCACTGCCGCCGTAGCTGTAACCGATCGCCTGGAAGAGGCGCTGCTCGGTGGTGGTCGAGTAGCCCGCACCGTCACACATCTTCGCGCCCGTCGGGGCGGTCGAACCGCCGTAGGGGAGAATGATCCCGGCGGGCAAAATACCGAGCGTCCCTGATGCACCGACACCGGTGATCCCGAGGATCGCGGTCAGTCCCTGGATCGCGCCGATCGGCAGCGAAAGGTCGCTCGTCTCCAGGTAGCTGACCAGCCAGGACTTGAACTGGATCGGCAACGAGAAAGGGTCGGAGAGCAGCCGCTGCAGCAGCTGATACTCCTGCTGGGTGAGCGGACGCTGATCGCTCGCGCCGGTTGAGCCGGTCGAGCTGAGCCCGCTGCTCTCGGTGCTGCTCACAGCGTCGAGGGCTCCATCGCCTGCGCGTCAACGGCCAGGTCGTAGATGCGTGTCACGGTGGTCGGCTGTGTCTGGCGGACACGCAGCGCGACACCGTAGGGCGCACGCCAGATCGGCAGGCGGTAACGGGTGTAGTGCGTCGTTGGCGGCAGCCCGCCCATCACCGAGTAGTTCAGGTCGCTCGGCGAAGTGACGAAGCCGTACTCCAGCACCGGCGTGACGGCGACGAGCACATCGGGCGGTGCCAGCGGCGGGCCCTCGTCGGGCATCAGCAGCCCGTCCGGTAGCTCCTTGCGCCCGAGCGGCGCGCTCGTACGCGCGTCATAGGAGAGGTAGGCGAAGCGCGAGCGCTTGCGTCCCTCACGGCCCATCCGGTACCAGGGCGTCTCGATGACCGGCAGCACCGGCTTGCTGTCGGCGTCGTAGATCAGACCGGTGCCGTTGGTGGCGGGGAAGAAGGTAGGGCCGATGCGCGCGAGACGGCTGGTTCCCGCCATCCCCGCCCAGATGCGCTCCATCCCCGAACCACCGGTGGAAGCGATGTAGGAGAGCGCGTAGACGTTCGCGAAGCGGAACCACTGCCGCTTGTTCAGATCACAGATCAGCGTTGTTGCAGTGCCGTCGTTGCGACGGACGGTGATGATGTAGTAGTCGAGGAAGGTGCAGGCGGCCAGCGAGACCTGTCCGTTGTAGAGCAGCCGCCAGAAGTAGAGGATGCCGCCCTGCGAGGCGAGGTTCCGGATCACCGCACCGTCGGTGATATGCACACCGTGCTCGTCGGCGAATATGCAGTTGTCCTGCCAGTAGGCGATCGAGCGTGGGTCGGTGCAGCCGACACGGTCGAAGAGCGGCTCCAAGTTGAAATCGCCCTCGAAGCCTGCATGAGTGGCTGTCGTGCCGCGGATGCGCTCGGTCGTTCCGGCGTGGAAGACGATCCCGACCGCGCGCAGCGCAGCCAGTCCGGTGACCGGTGCGCGCGAGGGCAGGTTGGAGAGCGCGTCCCAGGCTGTCTGTGGCTGACCGGGAACGCTGAAGCGGATGTAGTTCTCCTCGCCGGGCGTACCGCCGACGACGATGTACTGGCGGAAGTAGGTGCCGACGGGGGCCTTCGGTGCGCTGGCGTGCATGGGGGCGAAAGCGGGGGGA